GGTTAAGATTTTCAAAGTATAATTTTAAAGATATTCCGTTAAATGCTAATATCTCATCGATTGCATCTATTAAAAGCTCTTGGTGTGGTTTTACTGTTTGATTGTAAAAGAACTTTGTAGCTACTTCTATCTCATCTCCATTAGAGCTAAATCCGCTGTTTGCTGTCGTTATCCCTACAATCATTGGACTAACTACGTTATGGTTATTTAGTATCTTAGATTGTGCCTCAGTACTTAAATAAGTGTAGTGTTCTGGAGCGTTGTTTAGTGGTATGTCTTCAACTGTTGTTTTCTCTTCTTGGTTGTCGTTGAAAGCTATAATTACCTTGTCGCCTTGCGCACCAGTTAACTGTCCTTTTACTTTGTTAGCAATCAGTCTCTGTTGCTCTTCGCTTGGAGTACCGCTGTTAAAGTTGACCACCTTCGTACCAGAGAAACCGTTCTGAGTATCGTTGATTAGGTAGTTACTTATCTCTTCCTCAAGTACACAGTAAGGTATACACGCTTGGTAGTCTACTTCTGAGAAGTATTTAAGGTCGATTGAGTCCTTACCATAAACCAAAAACTCTATAGGCTCTTTTGAAGTTCCGAAAGCTGGTATTCTCTTAGGTGGAAATTTCTTAGTATCTGACCAATTATCAGAGTAGTAGTAAGCCTCTATTTCTCCATCTTCGTTACATTTAGCTGGGCGAACGTGTTTAGTCTTTACAGCTTCAACTCTAATTACCTTAGTGTGCTTTTCATCGAAAATACATTGTATCACTCCACAGCCTAGCATATACTCATTTAAGGCTAAAGCTCGTAACGTCTTAGGCTTAAAAAGTGACTTCATTTGAGCAAACTCGTTTGGCTTTTTTGAAGCGTTTGAAGCGTTCAATCCTTTGCCGTAAATTAACCGAGCTACGTTATTGATAATTGAGTTGTTCGTAGTACTGTTTTTGTATCGGTCAATTAAAAACTCATAGTGGTCATTATTGACTCCGTATTCTACCCAGTCATTTTTAGAATCTTCTATAATTTCTGGCTGTGAATAGGTTGAAAGTTCTAAAATATGTATGTTCTTTTTGTCGCTCATTAGTCAATAATTACAAATTCGTTGTTTGTCTCATTCTGTACGTACTCATCTTTGTTAATAGTGTAGTCTTTTACTACTTGATTTGTGCAGAATATCTTATCCTTATATACTACGTCTGTGCCGTTTAAAACTGTCAGAGTATAAAACCTACCTTCTACGAGAGTAAGTACCTCAGAAACGCTTAAATAGTATCTATCTACTACTGGAGTAATAGCTATTGTGTCGCTTGTGTTCTCTGCTTCATCAGTTATAACCATACTATCTGCGCTTAAAGTTCTTGGAATGAACTTAAACGATTGAGATAGTAAAGACTCCCTTAGTATTATCATACTTATATAACTAAAAAAAAAGAATTTGTTTTAAATAAAAAAACCCCTACCAAAAGGCAAGGGCTTTAAAAGATTGTTTTGTTGATTATGAGTTAATAACCAATCCAGCCGTTACAAGTCCAGCCTCATCTGTTGCTTCAAAGAAGTTTGCTGGGATACGCTCTTGTGCAGTAAGAGTAATCGTGTATCCAGACATATCTCCCATAGCAGCGCCAGTAGCAATAGTACCACCAGTTACTTCTGCACCATGCTCTAAACCACAGTAAAAGAAATTGTTGTTATGATCTTTTACAATGATATGAGGACGACCGAAAGATAACAATTTAACTTCTTTATGAGTAGCTAAGTCTTGTTTCTTTAGAGACAAGTTTAATACTTGTTCGAAGAAAGTAGTACCGTTATCTCTTGAGCTTGTAATAGTTTGCTCGAAAGATGAAGTACCTTTCAATTCGTATTTGTAGCAGTCAATACCAGTTCCGAGAACTTCGATAACGTCTGTATTTGTTGTATCGTAAACGATACCAGAAAGAGGAGCGTCTTCGTAATTGATGAAGTAAATTGCATCCAATCCACCTACTACATCTTTACAAGGCTCTATTCTGCCTAATGATAAGTCACATGACATATTTTTAAAGTTTTTATATAAAAAAAAGGGAAGGCATTTTACCTCCCCTTTTCTTATTGGTTAATAATTAATTCTTAGATTCCGTAAGTTACAACGTCACCAGCGAAAGCGTACTGAACTCCAGCAGTCATTCTCATTATCACGCGGACATTCTGAGAGCCATCCAAATCGCTCATATCAAGTACTTTAACTTCTTGTGAGTCAGAAGCCAAACCAGTTCCAAAGTACAAGTTATCTTTAGTAGTACAGATAGCTGTATTGTCAGACATTCCGTTACACATGAATAATGGAATACCATCAAACATTAAATCTCCGAACATTTGGTTGTTACCTTGTGCGTTAACACCAGCAGCTCCAAGTCCGTTAGCTCCGAATCCACCAAGTGAACGTACGTAAGCTCTGTAGATGTTAGAAGAAACGTAAAGAGTAAGTCCTTCAACTCCGTACAAACGTGTAGGAATTGCGTCTACTACTTTTCCAAGTTCAGCAATTACTGTGGCAGCGTCAACTCCTCCACCGATTGCTGCGATTTGCTGTCCAGCTGGAAGCTCAGCGTCTGCTGCTAACAAAGTCTCGAAACCATCGAATTCTCCAGCGTTAGCGTTAACTCCTTTCCAGATGTTTTGCTCCATCTTACCAGCTACTTTAGCTGCTACGTGTCCAATTAAGAAATCAGCGAAAGATGCTGGAAGCTCATCGAATGCAGAATATCCCATCTCGATTGCATCCCAATCTGAACGGAAATCTTCTTTACAAAGTTGCAAGTTAACTTGAAAAGTTTCTGGCTCAAGAATCTTCTCGTCCAAAGTAAGTGTAGAAGTTGCTGAGAAGTCACAAGAACCATTTGCTAACAAATCGTCAGTAGATACTCTTTTCAATACTTCTTTAAACTTTACATTTGGTTTTACTGTAATACCACCGTTCTCGATAGTGTTAGCACTCAATAGTGCTGCTGCTACATATCCAGCTGCTTTTTCTCCAGCGTATGTAGTTGTAATGTTTGTTGTTGTTGCCATTTTTGTTGTTTATTAAAAAAATTATTATTTATTCAATTTTGCTATTTTGCTCATTACAGAATCAGTAGTACCTCTCTTTCTTTTGTTTCCGAAAGTGTGAAGTTTTACTTCTGCTTTTGGCTCTGGATTGTGAGCGATAGGCTTAACCTCTGAAAGCTCTACTTCCTCAGTTACCTCTTCTTCTACCTCTTCTACTTTTGTAGACGCTTCAAGCTGTGATTTAAGCTCTGTAATTTCAGCAGTCAACGCTTCAATTAGTGCGCTTTCTTTTGAGAACTTAGTTTCTTTAACTACTGACTCAATGATAGACTTAGCTGGGCGTACTTCCTCAGAAGCCTCAACTTCCTCTGCTGGTTCTTCTGTAACTTCTTCCGCTACTTCTTCTGTTGGCTCTTCTTCTTCAACTTCTACCATTTCAGAAATAACTCCTTCTTCTGCTACTTTGAACGCTCTACCATCTTCGAGTTCGTAAGCCTCTCCTTCTCCAGAAACTGGAACTGGGATAAGTTGCTCATCTTCTGTTTTAACCATAACTGCCGCACCAGCTTCGAAGTCTGGAGTAGCTTCAATCATTGTAACTCCATCTTTCAACTTAGCCTCAGCAAGTTTAATCTCTTCAGCTTTCAAGCCTACTGCTTTTAGAATTGTGTTTATTTGCTCTTTCATTTGTTGGATATTTAACTATATAACTATTTATATTTGATTTGTTTTATTTTTATCCGCTTACGTTTATAATAGTACGCTCAGTATTGACGTTTACAACGTTGCTAACACCTTGATTGACTAGCGAACCTATACGCTGTCCAGTTAACTTTTCATACTCCTCAGCTGTTAGCTTTGTAGCGTATTTCTTTTTTCTTCTCATTAGTGGATTGACATTATATTTATTGACATATTATCTACCGTTACATTATGAGTAGAAGTATAGTTTTCTACTAATACTGAAATTTCATCTAAGTTGGTAAGTTCTACAACAGTTTGACAAACTACGTTATTTGATTTACCTCCAGAATCAGTAGTAACAAAACCTTCTGAATCTTGAACTTCTGAACCATTGATAGAAATATAAAACGCTAAATCTTGTGCATTATGTCCACTACAAGAAAAAACAGATACTACTCTAGCTGTCATAGATTGACCGCTATAAATTATAGAATTAGAACCCTCAGAGAATCCATCGTTAACAGAATATAAAAAAGTTCCAGCTACTTGTACTGGAGTTCCTACTTCTGTTATTATAGTCTCAGTAGTATTATCTTGCATATATACAACAGCTCTTTCCACTTCGTGGTCTTTTAAATACTCAGTTGAAGTGTGAGTTAAGTTTTGTGTAGTGTCTATGTGTATAACCATTATTTAGATTCAATGATATTTTTAATCTGTTCAACTATGTCTTTAAGCTCAGACTTGTTGTCTATGGACTTTAGTTTATCAATAGCCCAGTTAATACCAGAAGCTCCACCCCATCCAAGCCAAGCTACTCTGCCTTTATCTCTCCATGGAGTATCTTTGAACTCTTCGCTTACCTCAGCGTTTTTTTGATGACGTTTAAAAGATGCCATTCTTGCGATTGTGTCTCTCGAAATATTCTCACCCTTTGCTAATTGGTTGGCACGAGTCCAGCCCACTCTAGTCATTCCTTGTACCTCATCTCCGTACTCTTCTCTCCACTTCAAAACTTTCTTAGCGTTGTTCTTTGCGCTTTGCGGATAGTCGTTATATGATTCAAGCTCTACCTCTTCATTCATTTGCAAAGCTTCGAACCCTTGAAAGATTGCCTCAATACTAAAACCTTTGTAAGTACCATCTTTTGCTTTGCTGTATTCTTGATCACTTAGAGACATCATAACTACCCACTCGCCACCTTTAGGCTCAAGTCCGTACATGTTAGCCTTGTCGTTATCTTTGTCTTCTACTATCCAGCTCTCAATCACACAGCAGTCTTTTACTGGCTTCTCATGTTCGCTTGTTACGTTGTTTAGGTTTAAGTTCTTCATGTAAAGTGCAGCCGCTTGTGCTACTGTATCCTTTGACATTATAATATTGAACTGCTTACCATCTTTTACTCTTGGGATTTCAAGGTCTGGAATTAAAGCGTATCCTACTACTACCTTTCTCTCCTCATCAATAGTCTTTAATTCTACTGTGAACTTGTTAGCGTCTTCCTCAGATAGTGCTATAAAGTCTTCCATAATCGCTGGATTTTCTACTAGCGAAATTGCGAAAACTCCATCTTCGTCTTCGTCTTTGATAAATAGTTCTATGGTCTGCATATTTATTTAACTAGTTTTTTGTGTTTTGTTTTAAATTCTTTTCTTATATTTGCATCTGCTAAAGAGAGCAAAATTTAATTTAATTTATTTATTTATGTTCCCTTAGTTTCTTTAAGGTTAGGTATTAGGGTAGGCGTGGTTTCCTACCCTTTTTTTATAGTGTCGCTGTTTCTACTTTGTTTCTATCTAAGCTCTGTTGAGTTGTAACCTCAGAACCTACTACAAACGCTTGTATAGGTTGCTGTCCTTGATTGCCTAAAGTCTCAGCTAATTGATTCACTCCAGTATTACCTACTACGTTGAAACTCGCTGGTTGTGATGATGGAGTAGATACGCTACCACTTGGAGCAGTTGGACTACTACCAGCCGAAGCAGCACCACCACCTTGAAATTTGCTTTTCGCTATTGTAGCAATTTGAGCCGCACCAGTAGCTGCAATAATTGCCGACTTACCAAAGGCTACACCAGAAGCTACATCAACTGGATTTGCATAGGCGTTAATTACACCCTGAGCTGTGCTTATTACTGCTTGAGCAATTCCAACAGCTTTATTTATTTTAAAGGCTCTCTCTGCCGACTTCTCATCATCTTTAGCGAATGCAGTTGCTAGGTCTCCCAAAGCTCCGAAAGTTTCAGAAGCTAAACTCAATCTTTGATCTGCTAGGTCTATCTTTCTCTGTCTTTCCTCTTCATCGTATTCTTGTAAATACCTTTGTGTCTGTTCTTCTGTTTTTCTTTTTGCTACGGCAGCATCTATATTCGCTGTTTCTTCTG